CGGGCCATACTCGCTCGTCAGGTGGCCGCCTACACCGGGGAGGACCCCGTGCGTCTGATGCACCTGATGCCTCCGAGGAACCGCACATGACCGTGGACCCGGACGCCTACAAGCGGTGGACGACCGCCGCCCAGGAGAAGGCGCTGGAACGGCTCCGGCAGGCCCAGGCCGCGAACTGGCGTCCGTTCTACTGCGCGCTGCCCGCCTGCGACGGGCGCCCCCACGACGACTGGGAGTGGAACCACGCTCGCGCCGACCAGAAGCCGCCCACCGACCCGGAGTGGTTCGTCTGGCTGCTGCTGTCGGGCCGTGGCGCAGGCAAGACCCGCTCCGGCGCCGAATACATCCACCGCGTCGTGCACCACGTCTCCCGCGTCGCGCTGGTCGCCCCGACCGGCCCGGACGCCCGCGACACGATGCTGGAGGGCGAGTCCGGCCTGCTGACCATCGCCAAGCCCGACCACCGCCCCGTCTACGAGCCGTCCAAGCGCCGACTCACCTGGCCCAACGGCGCCATCGGGACGGTGTTCAGCGCCGAGGAGCCCGACCGCCTCCGTGGCCCGGAGCACGGCGCTGCGTGGTGCGACGAGGCTGCCTTCTACCCGCTGATCCAGGGCGTGTGGGACAACCTGCTGTTCGGGCTGCGCATGGGCGCGCTCCCGCGCGTGGTCGTCACCACCACCCCGAAGCCGAAGCCCTGGCTGAAGGAACTCGTCAAGGACCCGCGCACCCGCATCTCGCGAGCGAGCACCTACGACAACCTCGACAACCTCAGCCCCGTCTTCGCCGAGCGGATCATCGCCAAGTACGAGGGCACCCGGCTCGGCCGCCAGGAGATCCACGCCGAACTGCTGGAGGACGTGGAGGGAGCCCTGTGGGCGTACGCGATGATCGAGGAGGACCGGGTCGCCCAGCACCCGTCGCTGGAGCGCATCGTCGTGGCGGTGGACCCCGCCGGGTCATCGTCGGACACCGCCGACGAGACGGGCATCCTCGTGGTCGGCCGGGCCAACGGTCACTACTACCCCATCGCTGACCGCTCCGGCCACTACTCCCCGCACGGGTGGGCCAGCGCGGCGAACCGCGCGTACGAGGAGTTCGGCGCCGACGCCATCGTGGCCGAGAAGAACTTCGGCGGCGAGATGGTCGCCAGCACCATCCGCAACGCGGGCTTCGACGCCCGGCTCATCACCGTGCACGCCAAGAAGGCGAAGCGGCTACGGGCCGAGCCGGTGGTCGGCCTCTACGAGCAGCACAAGGTCCACCACGTCGGCACGATGCTGGAGATGGAGACCGAGATGTGCGAGTGGGTCCCCGACGAGGGAGACTCCCCGAACCGCCTCGACGCGCTGGTCTACGCGATCACCGAACTGTCCAAGGGCGCCCGCCGAGCCGAGGTCGCCAGCCCCACCAACCTTCGACTCGTCCCGGGAGGACGCCGTAGTGCCTGACGTACTGGAGATCGTGGCCGCCGTCGTGGTCGGCATCATCGGAGTCGCCCGGCTCACCCGGCTGGTGGTCGATGACGACTTCCCCCCGGTGGTGTTCTTCCGCAGCCGCTACGTCACCTGGGCGAAGGGGGGCTGGGAGACCCTGGCAGAGTGCCCCTTCTGTGTCGCTCCCTACTTCGGCGCTCTTGCCCTAGCCTGGGGCTGGCTCTCTGACCTGCACTGGACGTGGTGGGCCTTCTTCGGCTGGCTCGCCGGTTCCTACCTAGCCAGCATGATCGTCGTGCGAGACACACCCCCGGAGTGAGCATGGCGCGTCGGACGCGGACCAAGGCCCCCACCACCACCTCGCTCGTCGCGAGCGCCGTCCGGCTCCCCGTCGTACGCCCGAACCAGGTCCGGGGCGCCGAGGGCTGGCAGGGCCAGGCGTGGTCGTTCTACGACAGGATCGGCGAACTGCGGTTCGTGGCGAACTGGGTCGGCAACGTCCTGAGCCGCGCCGAACTGCTCACCGTGCACCAGGAGGGCCGCGAGTCCACCGAGGTCGAGTCCGGCCCGCCGTCCGTCGCGCTGGATGCGTACTTCGACGGCGAGCAGGGCCAGTCCGAGATGCTGCGCCAGTCCGGCATCCACCTGACCGTCGCCGGGGAGTGCTACCACGTCTACCGGGCGTCGGAGGAGCGGTGGTCGGTGCTCGCCTGCGGCAAGGTGAAGCAGGTCGGCGACAAGCAGATCAGCGTGGACTACGGCGACGGCGCCGGGCCGGTCACCCTGGGCAGCGAGGACATCGCGATCCGGGTCTGGACCCCGCACCCGATGAACCCCACCCTGGCCGACAGCCCCACCCGCGCGGTCCTGATGACCCTCGCCGAGATCGAGCGGTGCGACCTCCACATCGCCGCCACCCTCCAGTCGCGGCTGGCCGGTGCGGGCATCCTGTTCATCCCGCAGGACATCACGTTCCCCATCCCCGAGGGCGCCGACCCCAACGCCACCAGCGCCGACGTGTTCATGCAGGTGCTCGCCACCGCGATGATGACGCCGCTGGGCAACCCCGGCGACCCGAGCGCGGTCGTGCCGGTCGTGGTGACCGCCCCCGGCGAGTCCCTGTCCCAGATCAAGCACCAGACCTTCTGGACCGAACTCGACCAGGAGATCCGCGAGATGCGGGAGTCGGCCGTCAAGCGCCTGGCCCTCGGCATGGACATCCCGCCCGAGGTGCTCATGGGCATCGCCGACACCAACCACTGGAACGCCTGGCTGGTGGACGAGGCGAGCGTCAAGGCTCACACCGAGCCCCGCCTGGCCGTGGTCGCCAACGCGATCAGCACCGCCTACCTCCAGCCCGCGCTGGAGGGCGAGGTCGAGGACCCCAAGTCCTACTTCGTGGCCGGGGACACCTCCAACATCCGGCTCCGGCCGAACCGATCCAAGGAGGCCCTGGAACTGTGGGACCGGGGCGAGTTGGGCTCCAAGGCGCTGCTGCGGGAGACCGGCTTTGAGATCGAGGACGCCCCGGAGTCCCACGAGTTCGAGCAGTGGCTGCTCCGCAAGATCGCGCTCGGCTCCACCAGCCCCGAGCAGACCCAGGCCGCCATCCAGGCCCTCGGCACGCCCATCGTCGTCCCGGCGCTGGAGGGGACCCCGGCCCAGGGCCGTCCCAGCGACCAGGAGCCCCGGCGCTCACTGGAGGACCACCCGGTGCGGGAGATCCCCGACGAGTCGATGCTCGCCGCCTGCGACGTGCTCGTGTACCGGGCACTGGAGCGCGCGGGCAACCGGCTGAAGTCCGCGACCAACTTCACCGGGAAGGTCCAGGCCGCCGACATCTACATGAGCGTGCAGGCCCGGCCCGGCTCCGTCGAGACGCTGATGGACGGCGCGTGGTCGTGCTCCGACCGGGTGCTCGCCGACCTCACCGACGACGTGCCCACCATCGTTGCCAGCCTCGACGGCTACGTCCGGCACCTGCTGATGGAGCAGGCCCCGCACACGAAGGCCCGACTGAGCGCGGTCCTGTCCACCCAGCGCGGGACGCTGGCAGTCGGATGAAGGGCAAGGACAAGAGCACCCCGACGAAGCCCACCGTGGGCCGGATCGTCCACTACGTCTCCTATGGGACGCCGGGCGGTGAGTACGAGTCCACCTGCCGGGCAGCCATCGTGGCCGGGGTGTTCGCTGAGACGGGCGTGCTGGACCTCGTGGTGTTCAACCCGAGCGGGCTGTTCTTCAACGCCTGCGCTCAGGACGAGGACAAGCACGCGGGCGGGACCTGGCACTGGCCGGAGGTGGTCTGATGTTCGACCTGGTGACGTTCAGAGCGGAGCGCGATGCCCGGATCACCGAGGCGGCAGCCAAGATCTACCCCGACGTCGTGGACGCCCTCGCCGGAGGGAACATCAGCCGGGACCTCGCCCTGGTCGCCGCAGACGCCTACGCCGGAACCGACATCGCGACCTCCCCGGCCGAGCGCCGAGCCTTCGTTGCCGGGCTCGACTCCGCCTTTCAGCACACCACCGCCTCCTCGGACCCGGCAGTCGTGGCCCAGTGGCTCACGGTCGCCGCGCTCAACGCCGCCACGGCCGACGCAGCAGGGCCGGAGCAGACGCTGACGTGGGTCACCATGCGCGACGACGACGTGCGCGGCGGACACCGGGCCGTCCACGGCAACACCGCGCCGGTCGGCGGGACCTGGGACGTGATGGGCGAGGCCCTGCACTACCCGGGCGAGCCGGTCGGGCTGCCCGAGGTCTGGATCAACTGCCGCTGCTCCATCATCGCGAGCAACGGCACTCTCGCCTTGCGAGCACTCACCGCCGCTGGCGACGAGGCCAAGCCGGTCGTCATCGTGGCGCTGCCCGCGAAGGACGACCCGATCAACGAGGTGAGCAGTGAGGCCGAGGCACACGTCACCCTCCTCTACCTCGGCGACCAGGAGCAGTTCGCGGCTGCCGACCCGCAAGCGATTCAGAGCGAGATCGCTGCCGTGGCTGCCGGAGCGCCGCACGCCACCGCCAGCATCAACGAGCGCGGCACCCTGGGCGACGACGACGCGGACGTGATCCACCTGGACCCGGGTGGGCTGGCCGCCGTCCGCGAGGCCCTGCTCGCCCAGCCCGGCATCGCCGCGCAGCACGGCAGCATCGAGCAGAAGTACCCCGACTGGAAGCCGCACCTGACCCTCGGCTACCCGGAGACGCCCGCCAACGGCGACCCCTCCGGCGACCCCATCGCGTTCGACCGTCTGGCACTCTGGACCGGACCAGACCACCTGGAGGCCGACATGGGCACCGACCTGGACACCGCACCGCCCGAGGTGACCGACGACCAGGACATGGCCGGGACCCGCCCGCTGACCTGGCACGGTGTGCTCGCCCCCGAGGGCGTGTGGTCCGGCGACCGGCGCCGCTTCGCCCAGGGCTCCATGACCTGGCGCGACCTGCCGCTACCGCTGTCCTGGCAGAAGGCCACCAGCGACGGCCACAACGGGTCCGTCGTCGTGGGGCAGATCAGCGAGATCGAGCGCCGCGACGACAACCTCCTGCACGCCCGGGGCACGTGGGCGGCTACCCCGGAGGCCGACGAGGTGATCGGGCTCATGGCGGAGGGCCACGTCCGTGGTGTGAGCGTGGACGTGGACTCTGCCGAACTCACCCTGGAGGACGAGGACTCCGACAACCCCGGGATGACGCTGACGGCCGGGCGGATCAGCGGCGCCACCGTCTGCTCCATCCCGGCCTTCGCCGAAGCGTACGTGGCACTCGGCGATGAGCCGGACGCGGTGGCGGCCGGGGCCTTCCGCGACTACGACGCCGAGCAGCGCAAGCGGATGGCCGACGCCGGTACCGCCATGCCGGACGGGTCGTTCCCCATCGCCGACGAGGAGGACCTGCGCAACGCCATCCAGGCCATCGGCCGGGCGAGCGACCCCGAGGCGGCCAAGGCCCACATCCGCAAGCGGGCTCGCGCGCTGGGCAAGACCGACCTGCTCCCCGACACCTGGAGCGTCAACCGCATCATCGAGTTGGCGCAGCAGGCGTTCGTGCCGAACGGCCCCGGCGACAAGCGCGGACCCGGCTGGCTCACCGACCCGGTGCCGACCCGGCGCATCCACGCCTACTGGACGCGCCCGGACCAGCCCGGCTACCGCAAGATCGGCTGGGGCACCCCCGGCGACTTCAACCGCTGCCGGACGCAACTCGCCAAGTACATCGGCCCGGCGTTCCTCAACCGGACCTGCGCGGAGTGGCACCACGACGCCCTCGGCTACTGGCCTGCCCAGCACAACCCGAAGTCCGGGCACTCGCTCACCCCGACCGAGGCCACCGTCGAGGACTGCGACGAGTGCACCCAGTCCGTCGTGCTGGTCGCCTCCGCCGAGGAGGTGCTGCCCGCCGCCGCGTTCGCCAACCCGAACCTGACCGGGCCGACCGCGCTCACCATCGACGGCGACCGGGTGTTCGGGCACATGGCCGAGTGGGGCACCTGCCACCTCGGCTTCGGCGAGCAGGCGTGCGTCACGCCGCCGCACTCCTACGCCGACTATGCCTACTTCGGGACGGGA